TAACGATTACTCAATTCAAATCTTGAAAACTATCAAAACGTCCTGGGGCCGGATGGAAGAAACCACCTGAAAGCTCCACCTGAAACGAACACTGTACAGAGAATTTCGGACCTATTATTCCAAGGCTCTGAATGATGTACTGTATTACTACAAGTGAAACTCCCACCTTGCGGTTTAAGAGAACTAACAATTTATTTCTTCTGAGATTTAAACTTGCCATTAGGCATAGAAGGTCCCTCTTTAGGTTCCTTCCCCTTAATGGCAGCTTTTTGTCGTCTTTTAGCTCGAATACCTCTCCCCTCTATTGGAGGCGGACGTGTCACAGACTGTTCCACTTGTTGTCTTGGAGCGTTGTCAAAAGAATTCGAAATTCCTTGAACACCCTTAATAACTCCTTTAACAATCCCCATTCCAGGGACTCCAAAGGTTCCAAGTGTGTCAGCAACCTCAGCCAGCCAATCTCCAAGTCCATTTTCCTCAACCCAAGTTCCGGCGGGTAAATGCCAGACAGTTTTGGAATACAATTCCAAAGCGCGGGGATCAAATGGACAAGAATTGCTGGCCATGGTTACAAGATCTGTAGACGTAGCCGGAGGGAAGCGCTCAACTATATAATGCAAAGTCACATCCAAAGTAGTCTGTGCGGACAGTCCCGTAAAATAAGCCCCAAATTGATTGAAACTCGTTTCTTGAACAGCCCCTGAGACATAAGGATACGTTCCATTCGTTGCAATAGCGGGGAAATAATTCACGGAATTGCTCAAACCAGTAACAGCCGTATACAAGTTGACAAAATCATTCGCATACACTGCAATTTCCTGTTGAGCGAGAGTGCCGACACAATATGCTCCTTTTTCAGCTGACCAAGTCTTAGATCCTCCCAGAAGCAAAGCTTGAGAAGCTGTCTCTGGAGGATTCTGAAGAAAATAAGTTTTCGTTGAACCGAAAACCGGTGTAGCCGTGTAAGGAGCTATTATTCCGCTCTCTCCCACGTTCCGTGGTTGACGCCAGACAACCACATTACCTTGACGATAAAGTGGAGCCGTCGTGTTCCATATTTCTAACCCACATGCTATAACACGATAAGGAATCGTAGAAGACATGCTTGGAATTAATTGTTGTGCGTTTTGTAAAGTCGGGACGTAAAGCGCAGTTCCAGCTGCCGCCGATCGCACTGAAACACCACCCAGATTATAGGCGGTGCCACCTTGACCAGCTAGGGCCGCTATGGAAGCCGATTGGGAAGTAGACACTACAGGAACAGATTTAAAAAACCCGTCCATATAAATGTTCACATCCCAATTGGCGCCAGCCAAACCCGCAGGCGTTGAAACCGTAACTTTTTCTCTAAAAGCCTGAACCACAGATTTAGAACTAATCATATCAGGATATCCGGCTATGGATCTCTCTTCATCAGGAAAAGGATCCAAGGCCGACTCCATCCACTCAATAGCTTCTTTAGAACAACCGACAGCCAATGCTGCCCGTTCAATTCGTTTTTGTGCTTTCACTGCTCTCATTTTAAATGCGTTGCCCGTTCTCTTTGACTCACATAAGGAGGATCGTCGACCCTCGGTTCTAAAACCTGTTACTTCTACGGACTCACAGAAGAGGAGGACCGTCAATCCTCTGCCGCATTCGGCCTGTTACTCAGAACTTTTAAAGAAAAAGTCTAACTATAGTCTACCCTCTCTAACTGGGAGAAAACCGGATCAGAGATAAAAACTGGAAGCATTTCAATGCACTCGAACATGTTCTGAACACGTTTCAGATCTGCAGGATCCAAATCGTATCGTAGACACATCTGTTGTACAACGGCTTCGCGATCCAATACAAAGCTACTTTCTGTCTCTGCTTTCGCAGAACAATTCACTTTGTATTCAGGGATGGCGAAACTCAAATCACCTTCAGCCAACCTATTATAGGCCTTCAACATCCAACCAAGGATCGGGTAAGAAAAGGGGACCGATCTATAGGTCGCGACAAATCCACGAGCGACTTGTTTCAACGCAAGAGAATAATCCATTTTCTTGTTACCAGCAATGACACGCGGGTCATTCAAAACTTTACCGATTTTAATGACACCGCTAGGAAGAGGCATCCAGACGTGCTCGTAACGTCCCTTTCGGAAGTCACGACACGGACAGAACCACCCCTTCAAAAAGGTGACATTTGTAATGTCGGAAGTAGCGTAAAATTTGATTTTAAAACCAGCTCGGGCAAAGATTTCCTTGTACAAATTTTCATAATCACTTTCAGTTTTGCAGAATTCATATCTGTCGTCGAGTGTCGTTCTTAAGACCACGCCAGAGATCTGTAAAGAATTGACGCAGGTCGTGAAAGTAACACCCGTGGACATTTGAATCCCACCGTCCAAATCAATCCGCCAGTCTTTCTTTTTGATCGAGACTATGATTCGCACACAAGTCTCAAAATCTTCCAAGAAAGATTGAGGGAAATTCAGAAACTGAAAAAGTTTGAAAATTGCCAACATACTCGCTTCGCCTTGACTGTGGTCGTACTTGACCGCATCTAATTCAAACCAGAGATTGGCAGTCCGATCATAAATCAAGACGTCGTCACCGGAAAAAAGAACCAGAAAATCGGACAAACTACATTTGTGCACAATCAAGCTCAATTCGAACCAAGTCACACCACTTGCATAAAACAATTGGTAAGTCTTGTCCCGCAAAACCAGAAATTCACCAGAGGCAAAGATTCTTTTCATCAAACGATGGAAGATCTTCACATAGGGTGTAGTTCTGGCATGGAGGATAGGGTCTATATTGACTATGGCTCGAGGTTTTATACTCAAAGTACCGTACATGTCTTTAGAAGAAGTCAACTCATCACTTTTCACAAAAAGTCCATGAATCGACTTAGCAACAGCCCCTTGTTCCAATTTCTCCTGAGCAGACAATATGCGCTTTGCACGGGAACCCATAGATTGAAGCTCCTGAGCGAGAGTCCGCACACTTAGCTCAACTTCTTCAGAACGAAATAAAGCTGAATAAATCAGAAAAATTTCATCCCAAAGAGGAGCAAATGCAGTCTCCCTAAAAGGATTGTCAACATAAGGATCCGCCATGGTTCTTTCGCAAATGGCCACAAGAAGATTCTTGAAACAAGATTTCGGTCGGAACTGTAGACCATTCGTGATCATTAAAGGATAGATATCGTCAGAAAAAGTCGGTAAGATTTCTTTACTAATATGATGAGCTGTCTCTAAAGAAACTTCTTCACCATAAACTTCAATACTCAAAGCACCTTCTCTCAGATCTCCATATCCCTCATGGCCACAAACGGTCGAAGAAATTCGGACGGAAGTGGGAATATACTCATACCCAGACACAGTAGTCGTTAAAAAATCTTGACGTAATTTAGAAAAGTTGGCAAAAAGCCCAGAAGTTTGGCTGGGACTTTTTGTGAACTCACTAAAAGCAAAATCATTAAACATATTGCACAATTTGGACACGGGGAACATCATCGCATTCTGCGGCCCGAGACCTTGAGACAAAGCTCCCAATAGCATAGTAGAAACTGCAACCAGATTCCAAACGCTATGGAAAGCATATCTGCCCCAAAAATTCGAGTCCGTAGCTATTTTATTCATGCAACCATGAAAAGTCAAGCTAAGAAAGAGAGGAACGACCCCGAAAATTGGAAACATGGAGATTTTGTCAACAAACTCCAGAAGATGATACCCATGCAACAAGTAACGCCAATTAGTTTTAGAAGACCGCAATTTCTCTTCGAAAAGCGGACTTCCAATTAAAAGCCAAAACATGTTCCACAAGGCCTGCTTTGTCGCAAATACCGTCAAAGCCGGTTTGGAGGCTTCATACATTTGTTTCAAAGTCATTTTCTTGAAGTAGTCAATCAGGAGAAGAACTCCGGGAATAGGATTTGGTGGAGCCATTGCAAATGTCTCCATTTTAACCCCTTTAGCAAAAACGCTCTTCATCTTCATTCTAAGATAGTAGAAAGCAAGCACAGACAAGATCCCAACTCCAAAGATATTAGTCATCTTGAGTTTCGTAGGGATAAAAGTAGCGCTTCTCGCATTCGACAACAGTTGATTGCCTGTTTCGGTTAAATCTCGCAGGTTGGTCAAAGACCGACCCGCTGAATTTCTCCTATTAAAGACTATCGCCGATGCCGTTCCTTCAAGAATCTTTGAATACACATTATAATCATGTTGTTTCAATCTACTCATGGTGATCGAACCCTTAAAAGAATTCGCCACCTGGTGATTTACCACATCAATCATAGAGCCTGACATCATTCGAGATGAATATAAATTCTCTCTCTCAATGTAGGTTGGCATGTGTACCAAAACTCTCGTCGAGTTATCATAGAAATAAGACGTTACATAATCAAATAGACCTTCTCCTTCAATCGTTTTCTCAATAATCTCACCGTCGGGCATCTTTATACTAGCAATAGGGACAGCATTAATTTTGGTCGGGCAACACCGCACCAAATTATATGGTCCTATCTTGTTAATATAACTGATATCCAACCCCTGATAAGATCTTTGATTCAACCAATTGATATCCGGGTGCGAAGAATAAGCTCCTCCACTCGAATCCGGATAAAAGTCAATTAGATCATTAGCGTTTCTGACCCAGCAGCCTTCGCCGTTTTCTCCATCGCTTCCAGCTAGTCCATAAAAAGAGCGATACATTATGTAACAACTTCTTTGTCTAGCATTAGTACAAATACCAAGAATAGTGGCAGGAGACAAACAGTCTTGTGATCGTCCATCAAAATAGACGTCTTGAACAAAACCTATGTCAAAACTACTTTGCAAAGCCACTCTTTCAATAAACCTGGCAGCATCTCCTTCCACCGGAATGGCAGGAGT